TATTAAAGAACACCTTAAAGTATCCTGCTGCCGCTCCAATTGCGCCGCCTATGATTGTCTTGAACAACAGCCCTACTGCTTCTCTCATCGCTCCAAAGACAGGTGACACCAATTTCCACATTTTTTTCACTGCTGAAGCAATCGATCCAAATTTTTCAGCGATTGGCTCTAGCTTTTTCTTCATGGATTCCCCAGATACGCCGCACGATTTAAATACTCGTCCTACGTATCCGAATACCTTTTTCGCAGTTTTTTTAATCTTGTCCCAGTTTTTGTATATTAATACTCCTGCTGCAACAATTGCACCAAGAATTACTATTACTATCCCGGCCGGTGATGAAATCAGACCAGCGATTGTTCCAAATGTTTTAAAGGCTTTTCCAACCTTTCCAACTATGGATACAACTTTTCCGACTGTAGTCACCATTTTTCCGAAAATCAAAAGTGCCGGTCCAATGGCGGCTACCACCAGCCCGATTTTAATAATCATATCTTGTTGTTTCGGAGACAATGAATTGAACTTTTCAGCCAATTTTTGAAGCCATTCTGTTGCTTTCTTTACATATGGTGTCATTCTCTCGCCAAAAGAAATTGCAATGCTTTCAACTGTTGATTTTAAAATTGTAAGCTGCCCCTGGAGGTTATCGTTTGCTACGTTATACATCTTTTCGCAAGCGCCTTTAGAGTTATATATCGATTCTGCCAACTTATCAAAATCGCTATCCGACGTATTAACGATTGCGAGTAATCCTGACATCCCAGTTTTTCCGGCGAGTGCTGATGCGTATTGTGCTTTTTGTGCCTCTGTCAGTTTTGAGAATCCAGCTCTCGTCTCTTTCATGACGGTCATGAAATCTTTGGTCTTGCCATTAGAATCAGTAAGAGAGATTCCTACCTTTTTCATAGCGGACGCAACTGCATCTGTAGGTGCCGCCATTCTCGACATCCATGATCTAAGTGAAGTTCCTGCCGTGGATGCTTTGATTCCGCTATTTGCCATTACTCCAAGTGCTGTCGATACATCCTGCACATTGTATTTTAAGGATCCTGCCACCGGAGCTACATACTTAAATGATTCTCCAAGCATTCCTACGTCCGTATTTGAACGATTTGCAGTCTGTGCCAACACATCAACAAACTTGTTTGTGTCTTTCGCTGACATTCCGAATGCTGTGAGTGCATCTGTAACAATGTCTGATGTGGATGCCAGATCTTCTCCTGTTGCGCCAGCCAGATGCATAATTCCTTCAATGCCGTCCATCATCTGTCCGGCGTTCCATCCGGCCATGCCCATGTACTTAAACGCATCTGTTGCTTCCGTTGCTGAGAACTTGGTTTTTGCTCCCATTTCTTTTGCCTTTGCAGCTAATGCATCCAAATCTTTGCCGGTTGCTCCACTTATGGACTTTACGGTGCTCATTCCTTTTTCGAAATCACTTGCAACTTTTACTGCTGCTGTTCCTGCTCCTAGAATTGGCACGGTCAATGTTTTTGTCATTTTCCCGCCTACTGCAGATATAGAGTTTCCTGCATTCTGGATCTGTTTCCCCGCCTTCGTCCATTGATTTGCGCTGTCTTTTAACTTCCCTCCGATTTTATTAAGTGGCGATGTTGCTTTATCAATCAAGCGGAGGGTTACATCTATAAATTTTCCAGCCATATACCCTCCTATTTCTCTTGATCCATTCTCTCAATCGCTTCGTTTCTCTTTTCATAGCGAATGAATGATCGGACTATTTTCTTTTCGCCCTCTCCCATATCTTTATATTGTCTAGGGGTTATATTGTGGTAACGAAAAAGGAGGTACATTGCCTGTACCTCCTTATTCGTTTCAATTAGTTTTTTATTACTTTCTCCGTATCTTCCTCGTCATCAACACCCGAAAGTCCAGCAATCGCATCGGACATCTTTGTAATTTCTTCTTCCATCAGCTTTTCAGCCAATTTGTTCGCATTGTCGCATCCAAATTTTTTCTGTACATCCTTATTTCTGAAATCAATTCCGGAGCAGCCTTCAACAATCATCATTAACTTTGCTTCAAAGTTTTTATTAAAATCGATGTTTCCTTTACTGTTCATCTGATATGCCATAATATCATTTAATCGGCGCTGTCTAATCGCATGGATTTCGATATCTACTGGCTCACTTTTCTTTAAAATTTCCTGCAATCTTTTTGATTTAAAAATGTCCTTCTTAGGTTCAAACGATACCCTTGCTTCTTCTTCATCTACTTTTAAAAGTTCATCAACTAAATTCATCTTTCTACCTCCTATTCTGCAATTGAATCCATTACTTCCCATCCTGTAAATGTAAATGCGTAGCTTTCTTCTCCAAGCTTCTTTGCTTCCCAGTCTGCAAGTGTCATTTCATCGAATGTACATCCTGTCAGCTTAATTTTTTCCATTCCATCTGAATCTGGATCCGCCAGCTTGCTAATAATGGTACATGTGGTTGTCTTTCCTGCTTTTAAATTTTCACTCAATTTATTAATGAAATAGGAAGAGACTTTATTCAGCTTTACTGTTCCCTTGCAGTCAATTCCTGTGATTTTATATCCTTTAGCAAGTGTTCCAGTTTGGTTAACTTCTGTTTTTTCGAGAGATACCTTTGCCTGCAGACCTGTCACTTCGGACATATAATAATCGTCAATCCACAATTCTCCGAATGTGCCGTTGATTACTTTTTCCGGTTTAAATGCCATCTTTTATCCCTCCTAAATATTAATCTTAAGTGTCACGTCCTCGATTGCATCGAGAATAGATAATTTACAGATCAAAAATACATATGAGCCTGTGTTTGCCTGTTTAATCTCATCTTCTGTCATGGATTCGACATCTACGCCTCTTGCCTTCAAGTAATTACGCGTTGCTTCGATGTCTATTCCAAGTGTGTATGACTGTACCACTCCATCCACAGCTAACTGGTCCAGATAGCTTCCGATTGCTGCCATAAGCAGGCCTTTGTTGTCGTATGATCCTGAATATTTTCCGACGTAGCTATCTTCAATAGTCATCCGGATATCTGAGCTAATGACGTCCATTGCATCAACAATTTTTATCTTCTGATACTGCGTATTTTTTTCCGATGTTGTCGTTGTCATCGAGTTCACCGCTCGTCCCGTCTTTACTTTTTCTCCGTCATACCAGATGATATATTTTCCTGCATCGACTGCTGCATCCATCTCCGCTTTTGTAAGTCTTGTACAGTCTGTAAGCTCATTCAATGGTGCATATGTGCTGGAGATTGACAAAGGTGTTCCAGCAATTATTCCAGCTATACGAGCACAATACTGCTCTGTTGTGTAAGTTTTACCATTCGCGATTGCTTCCGGTGTTGCGTAGTTAATAACCCCTTCTGTGTCAGCATTCGTATTCGGTAAAATTGCCTTGATAAGCTTATTTGCTTCTCTTTGTGCTTTTACATAAGCTACGATATCTGATGTCTTTCCATCTGTTTCTGCGGTTGGAACAACCAAATAATCAAACTTTACTGTTTTAAAATAATTGAGCGCTGCAGTGTAATCCTTTGCTTCGCTCGGCAGTACATATGCAATAACTTTCTTTGGTGTATTGATATATCCCATAAAAGCAAGCTTGATCTGTTCTTTGTTTGCGTCCGACAAATCGTCTGGAATATCTTCATTTGTTAAGCATTCAACTAACGGTGCCTTTCTGGCTTTGCTTTCTTTTAAAATAAATGCAATAATGCCTCTTTCTCCTCTTTTCACAGCTGTAGCTGCGCGTTCGGTGAAAGTAATGTTAATGCTTGGCATTCCCATGTACTCAATCCTCCATTTCTATGCGTGTTGTTATATGCTCCATTAATGGGGCATCGTCTTTATGTTCAATTTTGTCGCGCCACTGTAATTCGATTGATATTTCCGGAATGTTGTTATTTGACCCAGTGTAATTCCAATCAAAATCAGTAACTTTTACTGCACGGTCTCCAATTTGTACTGCTAATCCAAACAGCTCTCTAATTTCATCAATCATGTCCAGGACCTCTGCCTCATCGTTTTTTTCCTGCATGATCGTGATGTAGAAAAGCATTATTTTTTTGCACGAGTTGTAATTTTCCGACTGTATATCTACTGGCAAAAAATGCGTAAAAAAACATGGCCTGCTGTAGTTCTCTACAACTGCCATGCTGTAATATTTGTATTTTGGATATTTTGTTTGCAATAGTTTATTAAGCCCTGCTTTCAGTTCTTTCAGCGTCATGTGTAGCCTCCTTCTTTTAGAAGCTCATCTACCATATTTGATACATGTTTTTCCATCTGACCTTCATAAGCCTTTGTTGCTCTTTCCATAAAATGCTTTCCCTGAACGAACCCTATAGTCTGGCCGTCCTTTGTTACAAGATTGTGACCATGTTCTACCAGGTGGAAGTGCGGAGACTTTGCCGAAAGTTCTACGTACTGCTTTGTTCCAATTCCCTGCGGCTGTGATACCTTATATGATCCAATTTTTCCAAGGGATTTTTTATTGTCTGAATCAGTTCTTGTTGATTCTCTTGCACCTTTTACAATATCTTTCCTTAGCTCTCTTCCATCTTTTCGTAATAAATCTCCTGCTTTGTCTGGATATTTTCTTGTAAGCGATTCAAGAGATTGCACAAGCTCTTCTACTCCGGATATTTCAAATGAAATGTCATTATCCATCTGCTATCCTCTCCTTGTTTGTATATTCATAACAGTAAATTTCAAGCATTTTATGTTCCATATCTACATCCAGCACGCTATTTATGGCATAATCTTTCCCGCCATATCTGATATAACAATTTGAATCAATCCCGTCTAAAAATCTTACATAACATTTGTGCGTGACACGACTTTGAATCTTCTGCGCTTCATAGTATTCCGTTCCTCTTAGTGGATAAAATGAGGCCCACACTGTCTTTATTTCCATCAACCCTTGTGTCGTCTGTCTCATCTCGTCTTCTATTTCTTCGAGTCGCATAAATGTAATTCGTTTATTAAGTTTTCCGATGTTCATGGTTCTCATGTCATTCCTCCTACAATAAGTTAACCGAGTGTAGGTTTAATATTATTTTTACTGCTGGATTGATAACAGCCTTATTGTCCGTCTGCAGGTTCCTGTTATCGAACATATCCGCCACAATTACAAATAATGCCTGTGTAATATCCTCGTATTCATCCAGCTCTTTTGCTTTTAATCCTGTGTACGCGGTGATCATAGCCACCGCGCTTCCTTTCATTCTATCCAACTCTTTCAGTTCGATTTCTTCAGGATTGTCCAATCTGACGTATTCTGCAAGTGTCTTTGCGTCAACTTCACTTACTTTCATAAGCTACTCCTTATTTTCCAGCACCCATCACAAGTGCAGCGATCATTTCTTCATTCTGGACTTTTGCATCAAATTCCACGAAGCCAAGGACTTCAACAACGTGCTGACGGGCTTTTGTCTCTCTCAATACATCGATATTGATTTCCTCAGATACCTTTACGGCAAGTCCTTTGTAATCTCCGTAGTATATTGCTGTTTTGCCTGCTGCCATGGTGTCCATATTTGCAGATGTGTACACATCTTTTCCGAACAGCGTATATCCCCAGCGGGATGTTGCATCTTTATTAAGCAGATAATTTCCCTGACCGTCCTTGAGCTTACGAATAGCATTACGTGTTGCTCTATTCATGATAAAATAAGCGTCTGCCTGATACGCATCCGGAACTGCATCCTGCAGATCAATGATTTCGTCCGATGTTACCTCCGTGGCAGATTTCGCGGTAACTTTCTGTGTTACCCCCTTAAGTCCATCTACTTTGCTGACTGTTCCGTGCAAAAGCTCGCCTTCGATGAATTTTGCGATTGAAAGAGCCATTCGATCCACAACGAAATCCACAATGTTAAACTGTGAATTGTTAATCAGGCTCTTTGACACATCAGTAATTGCTCTTGCAAGAAATCCTGTCAGCGTGATATTTCCAAATGAACCTACGGAACTCTCTCCTTCCGTAAATTCGTCACAATATTCCATCTTTATGTCCTTTGTGGATTCGTCGTAACG